TCAGACTGCGTGTAGATACGAGATTGCCATTGCCCGCTAGCCCAAAGCTGACTTGCATGGGTTGGAGCACTAGCCACTTCTATCGCACCATCAGCAGGTGTCGCACCGTCACCAAAGCCACCAAGGTAAACCCCTTCAGACGTGGTATAATGTTTGGTCGTCATGCGAAGGCCCTCACTCTTAGACGCCAGTTGGCATTAGTTAAAGCTACAGCCACCCCAGTTGTCTTATTTACTCCGAGAAACTGTTGGGGTTCGCTGCTTGTAAAACGTACATAGACGTTTGTTGCGTCATAATAGACACCCAAAGGTCTTGTGCCGGAAGTCGAGCTACTGCTATTAACGCTAACAACAATAACGTCGCTGACAGAGTAGTTGTTTTCCGCGGTAGAACAGACAAGTTCTAGAAAAATGTTCTTTGGGGCAACACCTAGGCTGTGTGCCAAAGTTAGAAGACCGCCAGTCGTGATTGTCTGGTTTGAACTGACATACTCTTTAGTGAAAATACTCAGAGTGTCAATAGCCTGAGATACTCGTAAGGGCGTCATCACTGTAGTATTATCACTACCAGCCTCAGCTTGAGGTTGGGAAGCAATCGCACGTTCACCAGACTGTGTAAAAGTGCCAGCACCCTCATTAATAGTTCCCAAGATAATCCAAGCACTGTTGGCTTCATTACGCTTCTTGATTTGATCGTTAGCTGTATCATACCAAATCATATTGGCAGCGGTTGTAGCGGGGGCAGTGGCATTAGAGTTCTGTGTTAGGATTGCTTGCAAGGCATTGTTTAGGTCTGTCCTGAAAGCAGAAGCAGACTGGTTATCAATAACGTAGTCATGTGTAGCCATTACTAGGCTCCTTTTAGTTTGTCGGGGGAAGATTAGTTATAGGACACTCTTGCAGTCAAGCCAGAGATACTTGGGGATACACCAACACTTTCAGATTTGAGGACTACTTGGAACCTGAAGGCCCTTCCGTAGAAATCCCCAGCCTTGAACAGCTGGTAATCCGACCAAGTAGGGGTGCCAGCAGGGTCTTGTTCTGTAATAGAGATGTAGGTTAGAACATCGGTATCAGCATCCTGATTCCCTCCTGTGAAGTCATCAAAGAGGCCGGGGAAACTGTCGAACAGTCCAGAAAGCCTATCAAACAAACCGGAACCGCTGTTAAAACGGTTTACGTTAATATCTACACGAGCACGAACCCTACGGACTGCACCAGTGTCAATGTATCCAGTAAAGGTGTACGTTGCGTCAGAGGGTGCTACAGAGGTGTCGGTGATACGAAGTTGTCCACTGGTCACAGAACAATCCGTCTTGGTTCCGGGGAACGTAGGGCTTTCAACATCGGTTGGGTTGTTTGTAAAGGTCTCTAGTGCGCCTGAGGGAACAACCACAGAGGTTGTAAAGACTGAAGGGTTGCCTAGTTTATCATAAGCACGGATAGCATAGGTTCCCGGCCTTGTAGGGATGGCTACAGAGGTAGCAGGACGAGAAACCTTTTCAACGGCTGTAGTGGCATTAGCGAAGGTAGCGCCAGTCTCTTCTAGGGCATGACGGATCAGGTAGTATGACAAGTCCAGATCAGGAACAGCAGTCCAGACAAGGTTAATTACCCCACCATTAAGATTAGCAGAGAAACCCGTCACATTTGATGGAGGTTCAGCCGAGCCAACAGGTTGGAAAACGTTTCGGTAAGTCCACTCACTCTTGACACCAAGGAAGCTGTAGGACCTCGCCCTAATGTCGTAGGTAGTGCTTGGGTCTACCGCAATAGCTTCGTAGTCACCTAAATCACCTACACCAATAACGGTCCACTTAGTGTCTGCGGTCTTCTTGAACTGTACCTCGACCCGCTCTACGTTATCTGGTTGAGTAGCCGTGACAGTAGTTATGATAACATCAGTCAAGCTCTCTTTAATGATCCTCACTTGTCCAGTGACAACAAGACCAACAGGCTCTACATAAAAAGCACTAGGTAGGTTGGTGTTGTTGTTCTCAAAGATAGAAGCATCAAAGAGGGTAAACACTGCTTCGCTAATCTCACGAAGGGTCATTTGTACCTGAAGATCAAGTCCATCCACCAGACCAAAAGTCCAGTTCGTAACCTCAAAGGCTTTGTTTGACCAACCGAAACGAGTGTTGTTGATATATACAAAGTCACCCACTTGCACTTGGAAAGCCTTAAGACCAAATGAAGCAGAGAAGGTGAGTTGCTCTCTATTCCTACGAAGGAAGATGTTAGCCAACCGTTGTGCAGTCACAGAGTCAGAAGTGAATGGCAATGGTACATCCACTACGTTTTCAATATTGTTATCTGCTACAAGGAAAGCACTGTCTGTGACTGTAGGGTAGTCAGCAGTTTGCCAATCAGACTCAGCACCCCTGAACGTCCCCTTAACCTTATTGAAGTTGTTCCTACGAGAATGACGAGTAGACAGGCTTATGCCAGAGCGTAAGTCCCCTTCATCAAGAGTTACTGTAGGTGTGACATATTTAGCAGCCTTCATTCTCCACTTACCCTGAGAGTACCAGAATAGGCCACCCATCGAAGTCAGGATGTCAGAGATGATCTGGCTAGGGGACAGTGAGGTAACGAAAGAACCATTGCAAGTATAACGCTTGTCAGCGCCTACAAGTTCATCACAGATAGCAGCGGCAGCAATGACAGAAGTATCATCAATACGGCTATCAGGTTGCTCAAGACCATAAGACGAAGAGATATAGTCCCTCAAGCAGAGGGCAGGATTATCACTCCACTCAGTAACTGTAGTGTCTGGGTTATAGACCCTCTTACCTTTAATGGTAGCGGAAACTACGGGAATGCCATTAGGGAAAGCGTCTTGGTTGTATTTGAACCGAACATAGAGATAGGCAATATTACGCAGTCTATGTGCTGAAGTCCAACGCCCTTCGTTCTCAGGAAGAGAGAGTGTCTCTGAGATAAGGTCAGTGTCAGCAGCTTGTGTAGTCATCCCAGAGTAGGTTTTGATACGGACATAGCCATTGTAGCGAGCAGGAGAGGTTACGTTCCCAGAACCATCCAGAGTAACAATCTCGTCATTCAGATATATTTCTTCGTAGGACTGAATCCTATGACCAGCAAAAGCTATGATCCGATGAAGGTACTCGTTGTTCGAGCCAGTAGAAGCATCATAGAGACGTACCCCACCTAACCTAGCCATACCATAGACGATCTGATGATCCACAGCAGAACCACTCTCACCAGTCAGGCTATAGCCACGGCTACCACGATTGCTGATTGTAGGCTTAGGGGTAAGGGCATTAAGGGCAGCACCCATAGCTGTTGTAACAAGGAAGTAGCCAATCACTTGGGAAGCAACAATAGTCCCTGTGACATATGCAGCGCCAGTAGAAAGAATAGCCGCACCAATAATAGCCATATCAATCCCTCAATAGTTTGGTGTAGACATTCTCTACATGTTTATAGCCTAGCCAAGATAGAAGAATATCGAAAGGCTTATGTCTTTTTGTGTTGACTACAAGGACGGAGATGTCATCCTCCTTCAGACACTTCTCTGCGAACTTCATAAGTTTTGCACCTGTGAAACCCTTACGGTATTCCTTCTGTAGATACAGAACGTCATTGAAAGCAAATAGGTGATCCTTGTAGTGCAGGTGATGCCTACAGATAACTACAAAGTACCCTACAAGTTTACCTTCTTCCCTAGCAGTAAAGATTTTCAAGATGCCTTTATCTTCTAGTTCGAAGTAGGTATCCCAATCAGGGTTCAACTTGATAGCGTCTTTGTTGAGGGCAATCTCTTCCCAATGTAGTTCTAATAGGAGAGTGGCATCATCCTTGTAGGAGACTAAAGATTCTTGTCTGTAAGTGATTGGCATGTCGGGTGCCTTTCTATTTGTTAGTGTAGTTTCTATTTAGAGGTTCTACCCCAGTAGATTTCTTTATCCTGTAGTCCTGCAATGAACTGCAAACCTTTATCAGCAGGGTACCTAGACTTCTGATCCTCATTAGTGAAACGCCTTACTACAGGACGCTCAAGTTTGATCAGTACATTCTCAGCAGTCACAGAGACACTAGACGTACTGCCTTCCTCTGAGATGTTCATCTGATCTAACTCACCAGAGAAGATTTCCACATAGGCAGATGGGGCACTAGTCATACCGAAGTAGATACGACACTCACGCCCCTGATAAGGCTCTGCTAGGGCCAATGATAGGAAGCTAGAGGGTATACCACTCAAAGTAAGAGATGCACCCTTAGCTTCTATTTCTGTAGTCTCCTCTACACTAGAGAGGGCTAACAGTGTACCTGCACCCAAGTAGGTCTTAGAGTCAATGACAAGATCACCATAACCAGACCACATATACAGAGGGCCACTAGAGAAAGCCAAGTCTACAGCAAAGAAGGGATAGACTACATCATCATCTAGTGCGTCTAGGACTTCAGTGGTAATGTCCCTACTCATATTGCCTCCACACAGTCAAAAGTGATACCATAAGAACTAATCTCGTTGATACCCCATTGGGTTACATTGTCCTTCAGACGGAACCTACCTTTTGTATTGGCTACAGTAATGGCTGCATTGTCAGCAGGGGAACTACGGAGATTAGGCCATAGGTCAAGAGTAGCATTGCCAGAGGCATCAGTATCTACTTGGGTCAGAACTTTATAGAACTGGGTAGTCGTAGAAGAACCTAGTTGGATATAGTCACCCGGAAGCAAGAAGCCTGCCACACTAGGGCTACAACTATCAATGATGAGAGTATCACCAACTTGACTGCCACCATTAACCAATGGCCCATAGGTCGCAACTACACCTTGATAGGCTGTAGGACTTGAACCAACCTCAAGTTGGGCACCCCAGAAAGACAGACTAGAAGTACCATCCCCTGTGTAGTTAGAGTTGCTAGTACCCAGAACAAGAAAGAAACGGAAGTCATCGGTTGCAGTAGCTGTTGCTGCCTTACTAACTGAGAAGCGGAACCAGCCATTAGCTAGAGTTTCAGTTGTAGTCGCTACGCCACCTTCGGTAGAGAGAACTGCACCAGTTGAGGTATCAAAGAAGGCAGCAGAATTAACCCCACCAAATTGAGCAGCGGGGAGAGAAAGACGAACGTTCCTGACAGAACCAATAGGTCTTTTAACATAGACAGACAAGGTGTAGGTAGTACCTGATACCCAAGAGATGTTCCTACCGAGATAGTGACCAGTGTTGACAGTGTTCTCTACAAGGTTATCAGCAGTCACAGTGCTATTAGGGGCAGTCTCAGCGTTTGCAGTTACAGCACCACCATTAACATTCCAATAGGCATTGTCTAGTTGCTCACTGTAGGCAAGGATATTCCTACGAGCAGTAGCAGAACCTTGAGCAGCTACACAGTTGGGATCACCCAGAAGGAAGGTTCCAATCTGTCCCTTGAGACTAAGCAGGAAAGCAACCCAGTATTCTGCATCTTGCCGTTTCATAGGAGGAAGAGAGATGGAAGCAGCCCACCGTTGTCCGGGGTGAGCTACAACCTGTTGTTGGTAGGTAAAGGGAGACTGACTGATGGCTACCGCATTCTCAGCAGAGAGGGTGATGTTGGCAATCCCAATGTTAGTCGGGGTACTGAGGGGATAGCTGATCATACTTGTTGCTCTTTTCTAGATTGAGTTTTGCTGGAATAACCCTAAGATTCCAAGGCACATGTAAGCCACAAACATTTTTACCTTGCAAGGGGACGATGTGGTCTACGTGATATTTTTCACCCGTTGCTTCTGATATA